TCTAGGAACTCTCGTTCCATGTTGTTAGTACCAGTGACCTGACAGTCGAATTCTTCTCTTGTAAAGTACTTAAGAGTCATCTTCTACTACTTCTCCTTCGATGATTTCAGGACTACCCACGTCAACAGCACCAACACCAGAAATATTAATTTGTATAGCGTTACGACCAGCATCTTTTACTACGTCCTTCTCAAAGGCACCCACTGGTAGTATACGGTCCATCACAAGTTTCCAAGCAGCAGCCTGATTCTTATGGTCGTTGTCCAAGGCAGCATCAAAAATAGTCTCTAGAACTTTACGAGACTTAGGACTAGCCAACATCCTAGCCTTGTATTCATTAATTATCGCTGCGTCACCCTTTGGTCGGCCTACTTGGCCCTTGTTTCCGGGCTTTACAGCGGCTACTTCGGACTTCCGGGGTCTACCACGACCTCTTTTTTTAACTTCCTGAGTCATGATTAAAATTATCCCTTATTATGACTATAGTATAACATAAGTTTACACAAAAGTCAAGCTATTTTAACTGTAAATACAACAATAATAGTTTTAGTAATGTAATCAAACAGTTACATAAGCGTAATTTATAGTTAATTATCCTAATTTTCACCTATTTTGTGTCTAGGGTGCTACAGCTATAGACAACGTGTCCCTGGCCCCTCCCCCGGCCCAAGTTATCCACAGGTTTTACACAGGTTGTGGATATCTTGGGGACATCCTGTGGATAAAATTTAAGCTGCCGAACTGAAGTTATCCACAGGTTGCACACAGGTTACACACAGGGTGGGGATAACCTGTGAATAACTAGCGATCCTGGATGGGGATAACTTTGTTAGTGATTACTAACGTGTCCTAGGAGGCCCTGAATTCGATTCTAAGGGCCACTATGGCGGACCCATGTAAAACCATTGGGGAAACTTTATTCGCGTTTTTAGGTTTCAGGTATTGACAGTGTGTGTGCCTATGTAGTAGCCGCAGAGGCCTACTTAAGACCACTTGACCACACCCCCAATATTTAGTATTTAGAGGGGGCCGCAGGTGGCGGCACTAATAGAACAATTTGGAATAAGGAAAGAACGAAATGAAATTAGCAGAACTTTTCAATATAGAAGCCATGACGGATGACCAACTGTTTCATCTGTTTTACATGGGCCAGCAGATGGCGGACACAATGGACCGACGCGGAGATGCTGAGGGATGTCTGGAATATTCGGAATTGTGGGTAGCAGTTGATGACCTATTAAAAACACGGGAGGCGTGGGTATGAACACATTACGACTAATGGAACGAATCGAGCGGAGGGCTGAGGCCTTCCCATTCCACTGTGAGATTGTCCGGGCTGACATATCGGTCACCCGTGACGCGGCCATCGTTACGCTCAAGCGCTTACATAGCCCAGAGGAACGTGCGTATTCCACTCACTACTTCGCCGGGTGCAATGGACACTTTCACCATGGGCACTATGACATGCCGTACCGTGTCGCTATGTCGGACCACACGGACCGCGTATCGCGGGAATGGGGGTGAGACATGGGACAGGTAATTCAAATCAGAACCAAGGGTTACAACGGTCATCAATCATGGGACCACTGGAACGTAGCCCTCTGGCTGTCCAACGATGAGTGGTGGTACGAACAGTGCAAGGCTGTTCTAGAGGCCCACGAGGACATCAACGACGCCGCAGGGACGTTCCTTTGGTTCTTTGGGCTAGACGGGACCACCACACCGGACGGCGCTAAATTCAACCTATCAACAGTAAGGGAGGCCCTTAGAGGCCTCAGGGAGGAATAATGAGGGAATCTAGACTATCCAACGAACTTGCATCCGAATTTGGGTGCAAGGTCGTTTCACGGGCTGACTATGAGGACGATATGGCGTCCTTTGGTTTTTACTATGAACTGTACGGGGCCAATGCGCCCCATGACGCTATTGAACAATGGGTAGCGGACTGGATGCGTGACCACTATTGGTTTCGCTGTAGCTGTGCCCACGATTGTTGTGGGTGTTCATTCCTGCAGTTCGTTACTGTGGTGCCTAAGTATTTAGGGACTGACAACGACGATTACATTGTCCATGAAGAATGGGGGAGAAATTACTAATGTCTTATATTGTCATGGGTACAGACGAATGTGGGTCGGACTTCCGGCCCTCTAAGCGTACTTGGTTTGATGCTGAGGACGCATACAATGAACTGCAGGGACTTCGGGAGCAATTCCCGGAGGCCCTTAATTTATGGGTTGAGGTTTTACAGGATAAGGCCTACTTTCAAACACTCCGGGATCAAAACCGGGATTATTGGGACTATGAGGACTATTAAGATGAAACAGCGTGTTTTAGCTATAACCAAAAATCAGCAGAAAGCTTTATTGCGTAAATGGAAACAATCGAACCAAGGTATGACCTATCTGCAATTTAGACGGTCTGCAATGCCTATGTTCGGAGATCCTGCAATAGTCGTTAAATGGTGCAATATGTTTTTAGCTATTGAACCTGACGGATACACTCACAGTTGATAAAGGGAAGGCCCTAGGTAATACTGGGGCCTTCGCTGTATCAATTGGAGGGTACAAAGTGAAAACAGAAAACGAACTAATTATTGAAGCTTTATTAATCTGCTGTTCGATACTTACTGTGAGTTTAGGCAGCATTCTATTTATAATCCTAGGAGGTTTTTAAAATGAGACTAACGCCAATCGGTAGTAATAAAACGCAGGTAACCTTTGATCTGCATAACGGACCTATGCACATCCTGTTTAGCTATGAAACACCAGTGGCCGCTATGTTACCTAGTGGTCGTTTCCTACGCACTAAACAAAAATTCTCTATAACCACGAGTAAACATATTAACCAGTGGTTAAGAGCAAATAACGCAGGCGAAGCTGAATTAGTCCCACAATCACGAATAGAGGAATTAGTGAAATGAAAATATTCCCTAAGTTTTTAAAGCCAACAATGAAGGTGATCAATATGCACAATGAACCAAAAGGCGCAACGCCAGTAGAACGACCAGTGTTACAAGCACTGGTCATCCTAGGTTTAGCAGGTAGAGGAAACAGCATTAGTGTTTCTATAGCAGGGGAACACGAATACGAGGTAAAAAACTCTAGAGACGCTGCCGAAATCCTTAGTAACATGGCCTTAGGTGACGCGGACGAGTTCCTTATTAAAGATAAAGACAATAACCAATTAGCTTGGTTTTTACTTATTTACAATAACGGTTCCGACTACGACCCAATGATCGTTATTAGTGATTATTCTGTTAATGACTATGCAGAGGGTATTTGGAATACCTTAAATGAAAATTTTGGAGAGTAACTAATGAAATCTAATGTTAACTACTACACGTCACGCACAATGAACAAAGGGAAAACCACGGTTTACTGTGGTTTTTCTAATATTAACAATGCCTATCTTGTATGGCGTCAAGATGGAAACATTATGGGTAATTTATTGATCCACAATGAACATGACGAGGCCTTACAGGACTTCAATGAACGTATAGAGTTTGCAAGGGAAATGGGGGTGTTGGACTAATGAAGTACCACGGTAAACCTTCTGAATACTTTATGACACACGAGGAAATAGCTAGGGCCCTAGGCATATCTAGAGTTCAAGTTCAAGCAATAGAACGTAATGCTTTGAAAAAAATCAGGTCATATGGTAAACTTCAACGGTACGTTGGTGCAAAGGAGAAGTAACAATGTCAAAAGAAAGTTGGGAATACTGGCACGATGATTACTACGACCAACTAGAGTCGGACGATGAAGAAACATTAGATGACCTAGAGGAGTGGAAAAAGGCTGAACAGGTAGTCATTGATAAGGTTATAAATAAACTTAAGGGTGACTACTATGGTTGAGCAAATGCTGCCACCAGATCCACAGTCCATCTTTACTACAGAGGAGCTCAATGAGTTCCTCTATATGTCTTCTATGATTGAAGAGTACGAAGTAGAGATGTTTAGACTTCAGGTTAAACAAAAGATAACAACAATGACCTATGACGAAATAGAAGCAAATTTCTTAGACATCTATGGTCCTCACTGGAGGGAAAATTTGTGAGATGTAAGGCCTGCAATAGAATCTTAGAAGACCACGAACTAACTAAAAAGGATACCCATGGCAACTTTATTGATTTTTGTAGCTACTGCCTTAATTTTTCTGTTAATTACGGGGGAATAGAGATAGAAGAGGACTTAGATAACCAATTTGGGTTATTTACAAAGGATGAAGATTATGATACCCTCTTCTAAAGTAGTGCCTAAGTAGTAACTTAAGAAGTAAACTAAAGTAATTAACCATAGTAGTTAACCATAATAGTTAACTACATTAGTAAACTTAGGAGTAACTTAAGTATGTCGATAGACGAAAAGAGCATTTACTTGGTGGACGGTGGTGACTACTCCATTTACTGCCTAGGGTACACACAAGCCCGTCAAAAGGCCAAGGAGATCATGCAAAGTGACCCGTGGGGTGGTATACCCTTTGTCCTAAAACAACCCTATGACCTCAAAATAGAGGTCGATGGGCGCGTATCTATGACTAAGTCCACTTTGGACTTGATCCTAGAGTTGGGCAGTGACCCAACACCCGTAGCCACAGAAGTTTAACTGTGGTATACTATAAGTATGTTACGCAATCCTGCTAACATAAGAAGCTAACGGAGATTATTCCATGACAAATGTAATTGAAGGTGTTGTAAACTTCAGCAACGTAACTAAACACGACGTGTTCAATGGTCAGGACACGGGTGCGTTTTCCATGACAATCACCATGTCAGAAGATGACGCAACTACCTTGGCTGCACAGGGTGTTAAAATCAAGGACTACCAAGGCAACAAGCAACGGAAGTTCAAGTCTAAGTACGACATTAAGTTGTTTGACGCAGAAGGTAACCCGTACAACGGGGAGGTACCTTATAACTCTAAGGTGCGCCTGAAGTTTAAATTAGGTAACGCCCACCCTGTTCACGGAGTGACTACTTACCTTGAGGCCGTTAAGGTACTTGAGGAAGCTGAAATACTTGAGTCAGAATCTTCTGACTTTTAATGGCTAAGTTTCTTAGACATGAAGGGTGTCCGAAGTGTTCATCTTCGGATGCCCTTGCTATTTACGATGACGGCTCCACACATTGTTTCAATGCCGTTTGTGATTACCGAACAAGAGGTGACGGTTCTGTGTCTACTGAAACACTACCTAAGGCCAAACCCCTGAACATAGCAGGGACTGTGGCTTCAATACCCAACCGACGTATATCCCAAGAGACCTGTTCCAAGTACGGTGTAACCGTTGAGTACTCTGGTACAGGGGAAATCATTAAACATTATTACCCTTACTACCGTGTTGACACTAACGAGATATGTGCTGCAAAGGTGCGTGAGGTTAAAACCAAAAGCTTTTATAGTACAGGCAACAGTAGCGGTGCTGGTTTCTTTGGACAACAGAACTGCACAGGTGGCAAGTACATAACTATTACTGAAGGTGAACTAGACGCCTTAGCTGTTTATGAGATGTTCAATAAGCAGTACGACGTGGTGTCCCTTCGGTCAGGCGCTAGTAACGCTGGTAAAGAGATCAAGGAACAACTGGAGTGGCTAGAGTCCTACGAAAATGTGGTCATTTGTTTCGACAATGACAAAGCAGGGGAAGCTGCTCTGGAACAGGTCAAGGACCTATTCAGCCCCAATAAGCTAAAGATAGTTAAATTACCCCTGAAGGACGCCAGTGACATGCTGATGGCTAACAGGGTCAAGGACTTTACTCAAGCATGGTGGAACGCCAAGACCTATCGTCCTGACGGTATTGTTGCCGGGGCTGACACATGGGAATCTTTAGTAGAAAAACGACAGGTAAAATCTATCCCGTATCCTTGGGAAGGCCTAAATGATATAACTAGGGGGCATAGGCCGTATGAACTCGTTACGATCACCAGCGGTAGTGGTATGGGCAAGTCACAGTTCATCAGAGAAATTGAGCATGACTTGTTACAGCGATGCGAAGGAAATATTGGGGTGTTGGCCCTCGAAGAAGACGTGGCCCGAACAAGTCTTGGTATCATGTCGGTGGCGGCAAACAGGCCCCTTCACTTGGAAGAGGACACGCCAGTGGACCAGCTTCGGCCCTACTGGGAGGCCACACTGGGAACAGGACGTTACTACCTATTCGACCATTGGGGGTCAACTTCTGCGGATAACCTCCTCTCCCGTGTTCGCTACATGGCAAAGGCCTTGGACTGCAGGTATGTCGTACTGGATCACTTGTCCATCGTCGTGTCTTCCCAAGAGTCCGGAGACGAACGAAAAGCCATTGACGAAATAATGACCAAGCTACGTACTTTAGTAGCTGAAACAGGCATAAGCTTATTCCTCGTGTCACACTTACGCAGGTCACAGGGCAAGGCACACGAGGACGGTGCACAAATATCTCTGGGGGAACTGAGAGGGTCACAAGCAATTGCACAATTATCTGATATAGTAATTGGCATGGAGCGTGACCAGCAGCACGACAATGAAGAAATCAGGAACACGACAACAGTACGTGTCCTAAAGAATCGTTATACGGGGGAGACTGGACCAGCATGTTGGCTTCAGTACGACAGAAAAACAGGTAGACTCACTGAAGTTGCCAATCCACAAATAGGAGCAGACTTCTGATTTATTTAGATCTTGAAGCTGACGGTTTAGATCCTACGACTATCTGGTGTGTTGTTACACGGGAAAACGGTGTCAGTACCGTACATACCAACCCAGACACCCTCTGTAAGGCCCTAGAAGGCTCTCAGAGCGTCGTTGGACACAACCTAATAGGTTACGATATCCCTGTCCTAAAACGTCTCTGGGGGCTTTCTGTGGCCTCTGAGAGGGTCATAGACACACTGGTGTTGTCGCGTCTGTTTGACCCTAGTAAGTCCGGTGGTCACTCCTTGAGGAACTGGGGGAATGAATTAGGCTTTCCCAAGGGTGACCACTCTGACTTCTCTTGTCTGTCACAGGAAATGATTGACTACTGCATACAGGACGTAGCAGTTACTGAGGCAGTGCACCAGAAGTTGACAAAGGACATGCAGGAGTTCTCTGAGGACTGCATCAAACTTGAACATGAAGTGCAGTTTATTATTCAACAACAGGAACGCAACGGGTGGATTCTGGATCAACGTCTAGCCAATGACCTTTGTGCAACATTTAAGGAAGGCATGAATGCTATTGAAGCCGAACTACAAGAAATGTTCCCGCCCATTGTCGAAGAAAGGTACTCTGAAAAGACAGGGAAAAGACTTAAGGACAAAGTTACAGTTTTCAATGTTGGGTCCAGACAACAAGTTGCAGAACGACTTGCAACTAAGGGTGCGAAGTGGAACCAGACGACGCCAAGCGGAAAGCCTGTTGTCGATGAAAAGACGCTTAGAGAGAACGAACACGTCCCGGAGGCTGCAAAAGTTCTGGAGTACCTTACTCTTCAAAAGCGATATGCGCAGGTACATTCTTGGTTAGAGGCTGTTCAGGACGACGGTAGAGTACACGGAAGAGTCATTAGCAATGGTGCTGTTACTGGTCGCATGACACACCAGAGTCCAAACATGGCTCAAGTACCTGCTAGTCATAGCCTTTACGGTACGGAATGTCGTACGTGTTGGACCGTGCCTGAAGGTAAAAAGTTAGTAGGTTTTGACGCTAGTGGTCTTGAGCTACGAATGTTGGCGCACTACATGAACGATAAGGAGTTTACAAATGTCCTCCTCACAGAAGACATACATACCAGAAATCAGTTGGCTGCAGGGCTTGAAACAAGACCTCAAGCAAAGACTTTCATCTACGCTTTCCTCTACGGGGCAGGAGATGCAAAAATTGGATCTATCGTTGGAGGAAGCGCAACTGATGGTGCAGAGCTTAAACAACGATTTCTACGAAATACACCTGCTCTTAACAGTTTACGAGAACGGGTTGGTAGAGCTTCTGGGAGAGGCTATCTCAGAGGACTTGATGGTCGTAGACTTAGAGTCAGATCAGAACATGCTGCATTAAACACACTGTTACAAGCTGCAGGCGCTATCGTTATGAAGAAGGCTTTGGTTATCTTAGACGACTACGCCCGTCAGTGGGACTTGGACTATAAGTTCCTTGGTAACATACATGACGAGGTTCAAGCCGAAGTGGTCACTAACCATGCAGACAAGTACGGTTGGTTGGCTGTAGAGTGTCTGAAGGCTGCGGGGGTGGCCTTTGACCTAAGATGTCCTCTGGACGGAGAATATAAGGTAGGTACTACATGGGCGGAGACTCATTGACAGAACAACTTAGTTTTATACCTGAGGATGACTATGATGTAAAAGGAGACAGCAAAGTCTGTATTAAATGCAATCGTGACTTACCGCTGTCTTTTTATTCTAAGAACTCAGGTAGGCCTTATTTAAGAAGTGAATGTAAACAGTGCAATTACAACTTACAAAAAGTTAGAGATAGATTAAGAAAGAATCAAGCTTATCCTCCAGAAGACTACAAGTGCCCTATTTGTTTAAGGGGAGCTTCGGAGGTTAAGGGACAAGGAAATCAGATAAACAGTGCGTGGGCTTTGGATCATTGTCACGAAAATGATACATTTAGAGGCTGGTTGTGTCATAATTGCAACAGGTCATTAGGTGGTTTTTATGACGATAAAGAGTTTTTACAAAGAGCGATAGACTACTTGGAGCAGTCAGAATGAAAAACATTTATACGTTAGTGAACGACATCTACGAATTAGTAGAGACTAAACAAGTCCCCGAAGGTGTGGACATAGATGAATGTATTGAGACCTTTGGTGAAGGCGTTAAGCAGCTTATGCGTAATGAGTTTACTAAGAAGAGGGACGACTCACGTAAACTACGCATGTCCAACATAGGCCGTAGTGACCGCTACCTTTGGAACGTCTGGAATGACGTAGAGAAAGACGATGACATGCAGGGTCATACTTACGTTAAGTTCCTTTATGGTCATCTCATAGAGGAATTACTTTTATTTTTATCAAGAGCAGCAGGTCATGAGGTAACCGATGAACAGAAAAAGTGTGAAGTTAATGGCATTACAGGCTCTATGGACTGTAAAATTGATGGCATTGTCACGGACGTTAAGTCTGTTTCAACTTATGGGTTTAGGAAATTCAAAGACGGCACTTTGGCTACTGATGATCCGTTTGGATACATTGCGCAAATTAAGGGATACGCGAACGCAGAGGGATCTTCACGTTTTGGTTGGTTAGCAATGGACAAACAAAATGGCCACTTGACTTACCTTATGTACGACGAGGAAGACACTCAAGCGCCTATCTATGAACACATAGGTTACGACATTGGTGACCGTATCGAACACATTAAAACAATGGTAGAGCAACCAGAGCCACCTAAACATTGTTACCAGCCAAAAGAAGACGGCAAGAGTGGTAACATGAAGCTGGACACTGGTTGTTCCTACTGTGCTTATAAAAAGAACTGTTGGCCTGACCTTAGAGCCTTTGCTTACTCCTCAGGACCACGCTATTTAACAGAGGTACATAATGAACCGAAAGTCCCGGAAATACAAATTTAGAAGCACGTTCGAAGACGATGTCAGCAAGATACTAAAGGATTTTGACTATGAACCTTTCACTGTCCCCTACACTATTTCTAGGTCTTATCGTCCTGACTTTGTCGATCCTAGCGGCGTATGTCTCGTTGAATGCAAAGGATATTTCAGAGACGGAGACACGAAAAAATACACCAGCATCAGGGACTCACTCCCGGAAGGACAAGAGTTAGTCTTTGTCCTAATGCAGCCCAACAAAAAAATAAGAAAAGGTGCCAAAATGACTATGTCCCAATGGTGTGACAAAGAAGGAATTTTGTGGTATAATATAGATACACTACAGGAGTTAATTGACCGTGTCTCTAACGCTTGAAGAAATTAAGGAACGTCTGCTTAAGTCTTACGACCCTGATGATCTTCTGGAGGCACTTCAGATAACCTCAGAGCAGATTTTAGAAAGGTTTGAGGACAAACTAATTAACAGACTAGACGTGTTTGAAGAGGAATTGGAGGATGAACAACTTGAGTATTGATGACGCGACCCCTGAAGAATGGGACACAGTTACTGCATTAAACAATCTTTCAATACGAAAGAAAGCAGACCCTGTGGAACAGCCTGACCACTACAACAAGGGGGCAATCGAAGCCATCGAAGCAATTAAAGCGTCCATGCCTGAACACGAGTTCAAGGGCTATCTTAAGGGCAACGCTTTGAAGTACCTCTGGCGCTATGATTACAAAGGGAAACCAGTGGAGGACTTACGTAAGTGCCGCTGGTACATTGAACGACTGATCCAAGAGATGAACCAATGCTAGAATTTTTAGTACTTGCCCTTATTTGTTTTGGGTTTGGTTACGTTATTGGACATCATGTAGGATCTGAAGGAGATTAATATGGATGCATATCAACAGTACATACACAAGTCACGGTACGCCCGTTATCTGCCAGAGGAGCAGCGACGGGAGACGTGGGAAGAAACAATCGACAGGTACTTAAACTTCTGGATTGAGAAGGGTAAGTTAACACTAGAGCAGGCCAACGGCATCTTTGCAGACATCCATGACTTGGACGTAATGCCCAGTATGAGAGCACTCATGACTGCTGGAGAAGCACTAAACCGTGACAATGTAGCTGGATTCAACTGTAGTTACTTGCCTATTGATCACCCTAAAGCGTTTGACGAGATGATGTACGTCCTAATGTGCGGTACAGGCGTAGGCTTCTCCGTTGAACGACAATACGTATCTAAACTACCAGAAGTAGCGGAGGAATTTCATGCCACAGATACCATTATACACGTCGCTGACAGCAAAATTGGATGGGCTAAGGCTTACAGAGAACTTATCAGCCTGCTCTATTCAGGTCAAGTTCCAAAATGGGACATCTCTGGAGTACGACCTGCAGGGGCAACCCTTAAGACTTTTGGAGGTCGAGCGTCTGGTCCAGAACCTCTTGTCGATCTGTTCAACTTCACAGTCAGCGTCTTTCGGGAAGCTGCTGGACGTAAACTTAGCTCCATCGAATGCCATGATCTCTGCTGTAAGATTGCACAGATCGTCGTCGTCGGCGGTGTACGCAGGTCCGCTCTCATCAGTCTCTCTAATCTTACCGACGATAGACTTAGACGCTGCAAGTCAGGACAATGGTGGCAAGATAACCCACAACGAGGACTAGCGAACAACAGCGCATGTTACACAGAGAAACCTGATTTTGAGGCATTTCTAAATGAGTGGAAAAGTTTATACGAGTCCCGCTCCGGAGAACGAGG